CTGATAGCCGATAATGAACCCGGCGCGGAGGTATACAGCGTAGCAAGCAAGCGCGATCAGGCGCGGATAGTCTTTGATGAAGTCTTAAACATGGTGAAGCAAAGCCCGGACCTTGCCCGGACCGTAAAGAAGCGCAAGAGCGATCTATATTTTTCCTTGACCTACTCTAAAATGCAGCCGTTGGGGAAAAACTCTGATACGCTGGACGGCCTTAACAGCCATCTTGTTATCATAGACGAGCTACACAGCATCAAAGACAGGAACCTTTATGAAGTCATGAAACAGTCCCAGAGCGCAAGGCGGCAACCCTTGTTAATCATGATAACTACAGCCGGTACTATCCGGGAATGTATCTTTGATGATATGTACAAGTATGCCTGTGGCGTTGCGGACGGGACTATCAAAGATGAAACCTTTCTGCCTATCCTGTACGAGCTGGACAGTAAAGCAGAATGGGGCGACCCGCTAAAATGGGAAAAGGCTAACCCCGGCCTTAACCGTATCAAGAAGCTGGACGACCTTATAGCAAAGGTGGAAAGGGCTAAGAACAGCCCCCGCGATCTTACCGGCGTACTTGTGAAAGACTTCAATGTAATTCAAACTGTGGGTACAGCGTGGCTTACCTTTGAGGACATAAACAACCCGGCGACCTTTGACCTTGAACGGATCCGGGGCGGCTACGCCATCGGCGGCGCGGATCTGTCTATAACCACAGACCTTACTTGTGCTACCCTGCTGCTGCTGGATAAGCACGAAACCCGGTATGTAGTGCAGATGTATTGGCTACCGGCTGAAAACTTCCAAACAAGGGTACAAGAGGAAAAGATACCCTATGATAAATGGCTGGAAGCGGGGCAGCTTAGGCTATGCAACGGGAACAGCATCAATTATAGCGACGTGACAGCATGGTTTATAGAAATGGTAAACGCCTATGACCTGCTGATACCGTGGGTATACTATGACAGCTATTCGGCTAAGTATTGGGTACAGGAAATGGAGGAAAACGGCTTTACTATGGTACGCTGCATACAGGGCGCGAAAACCCTTTCCCTGCCTATGCAGATGTTAGGGGCAGACCTGCAAGCCAAGAAAGTAAACTACAATAATAGCAGCCTACTTAAATGGTGTATGACCAATACCGGCGTACAGACAGACCGCAACGGGAACATAGTACCCATTAAGGCACAAAGCCCGAAATACCGCATAGACGGCCTTGCAAGCCTGCTGGATGCCTATGTAGGCTTATACGAACACTACAACGAATTTAAGGACTTGAACGCATAAGAAAGGCGGTATGGAAGCTATGGCAGATAATAACAAGGGGCTTTACTTTCTGAAAGACAAGAAAGCCGGTATCTATCATCCTATCAGCATCAAAAATGCGCGGGGCAGCTATGTACTTACCTACCTTGTACCAGTCGCCCCCGCTGATATGTGGTGCTATGCCCGGCAGCTTACACAAGACCAAATCTATGCAGCGGCGGCTTACTCGCAGAAAGAAACCCGGCTATTTGTGTTCAACTTCTATAGCGGGGTAAAAGTAGGCGATGCCCTACAGTACCGGGGCGAATGGTACGAAGTGACCCGCGCAGATACGGCAGACGATTACAACGGGGAACTTTTCGTATATGTGAAAACATGGACGGGGGGAAAGCCCACAGAGGAAATGAAGCTACCCTACGGGGCAGACATTCCCAGCGCGTGAAGTGTCGTAAAAGTGCCGTAAGCTGTCGGCAATATTACTAAGTGTACATATATTATCAAGTGTACAGGTATTATCATGTTTACATTATAATCATGGTAATACCTATTTTTATGTACACATAACCCACTTGACAAAGGAACGCTTTTATATTATGATGTACACATCAACTTAATAGGAGGGCGGTAACTATGGCAAAGATTATAGCCTTTGTCAATCAGAAAGGCGGCGTAGGCAAGACAACTTCCTGTCTGAACATCGGCGCAGCACTTGCCCGGAAAGGTAAGCTTGTGCTGCTGATAGACGCAGACCCGCAAGGCAACCTTACCACAAGCGCGGGGGTAGAACTGGACGATAACAGCCCGACCATTTACGAAGTGTTGAAGGGCAGCGCGGACATTAACAGCGCGATCTATGGGGACAGCAGCGGCAGCTATGCCGTTATCCCTACAGACATTATCCTTAGCGGGGTGGATATGGAACTAAGCAGCATACCGGGGCGGGAAATGATTCTGAAAGAGAATATAGCGCGGCTACAAAACGCCTATGACTATATTCTGATAGATTGCCCGCCATCCCTAAGCCTTATAACCTACATGGCCTTGACCGCTGCAACCGGCGTTATAATCCCTGTGCAAGCACACTACTTAGCCCTTAACGGCGTTGCGCAGCTCTACAAGACCATACAGACGGTAAAAAACCGACTGAACCCACAGTTAGAGGTAAGCGGCGTTATCTTGACCATGTACGACCCGCGCAAGATACTTAACCGGGACGTGTACGAAAGTCTATCAAAAGCCTTTCCGGGGCTTATCTTTGATACGACGATCAGCAGCAGCATAGCCCTTGCAGAAGCCCCCAGCGCGGGAAAGGATATTTTCGCCTACAAGCCTTATAGTAAATCGGCTGAACAGTACGACGCTATAACGGACGAACTGATAGAAAGGGGATAACAGAAAATGGCAGGACGTATGCAGCGCGACCCTATGGAAGCAATCTTACAGACCCGGCAGGAACCCCAGCAGGAACAGCCCCAGCAGGTAGAGCAGCCCGCAGCGGCCTTTGACGCTGAAAAGGAACGCGCTGCATTGGGGATTGAACCCACAGAAAAGAGGGGCAGGGGCAAGCCCCGCAGCGGCGACCTTATCCGGGGTGGAGCGCAAGACGGCTTAACGGAGGAATGGACGCGATCAACCTTTATAATGCGCGTTTCAACGCTGCAAAAGCTGAAAGACTACGCCTATACTAACCGTATCAGGTACAAAGATGCCCTTGACGCTATCCTTACCGAATTTCTTGATAAACAAGACGATCTGTTACCACACCAGTAAAGGGGGGCTTAATTCTGTGGTTATACTGGAAGGGCAGAAATGCTATACCCTACAGGAAGCGGCAGCGATACTTCAAATTGGAGTACCGGCGATCAGAAAGAGCATAACAAAGGGGTATTTAACCCCCGTAGTTATAGCCGGGGTAAAGCATTTGAGCGAAACGCAGCTAAGGGAATACGACCAGCAGCGGCGAAGGGGGCGAAAGGATGCCCGGTAAAGACTATAGCAGCATGACTATAGGCGAAATCCTTACCGCGATACATGACGGCGATACAGCAGCGCAAGCCTACTGGGACGCACGAACGCAAGCGCAGATAAACGAGGTAAACGCCTACTTAAGTAGTCATGATATGGAAATGCACGGGGCGGCAATGCAGCCATATTACCAGCAGATACAGGCGATAGCCGACCAATACCGTGAGCCTATGCAACGCCTTAACGAAATACTTAGGAAGGTGGAAGCGGACTATCAAGAACACTATGCCCCGGTAATAGCAGCCCTAAGACAGCAGGAAGCCGACTTTATGCAAGCGTGGCGCGAAGTCTCCGATAAGATGAAATCTTTCTACGATGAACACGGGACAGCCCTTGACTTGCTAACGGATAAGACAACCGGCGAACTGGATAAATTCTGCAATGGGCTTACCGTCGCAGACTTCAAGGAAGGGCTTAGAAAGACCCTTACCCCGGAGGAAATAGAGCAATTCCAAGCCGATAAGAAAGGATTCTTTCTAAGTTTGACCGTGGGCGAATGTATAGCCCTGTATGAGTACAAGCGTAAAAGGCTTAGGACGTTGGCAAGGGCAGTAGAGCAAACGGAAAATCTAATTGAAAACCTGCCTAAGCACATGGCAGTAATTACAAGCCGTGATTTTCAATTTGCTACCAGCCTTTACCAGAACGGAAACGCCTATCTCCAGCAATTCAAAGGTATTGAGGATTTGCGTTTCAAAGACGGTAAACTGTATTTCCCCGGCAACCTGCAACCCCTTAGCGAAATGGAGCTACAGAACCTAAAGACCAAAGAGGGGATAACGGAAATAGACCTGCCTATGATTAGGGTATTCTACAACGCTATCCTTTCACAGTATCAAGAAAAAAGAGTGCTACAAGATGTAGTGCCGATCTATGTACCCCGTTTAGCTGAATTTATGGGAATGAAACCGAACCTAAGCAAGCAGGAAATACAATCCAAGATAATTGCAAGGGTGCAATCATTCCACAATGTTACCGGGGTACTTAGAGGGCTTAGGAATGGGCGACCGTCTGAAAGCTATTATCAGGTGCTTAACTTTGAATGGTACAATGAGAATACCAATACAATAGCTATTTCAAGCCCCTACCTTAACCTTGTTATCAAGATACTGTATGATGTATCAGTCAAAAAGGATAAAGCAGGTAAGCCAAAGCTGAAAAGCAACGGGGAACCCTACCGGCTACCTACACACTCTTACTTGATAGATTCTGAAATCATCAAAGAAAGGAATAAGGCAGCCGTTGAGAACGTCGTTATAATCGTGACACTGATAGAGCAAGCCGGGGATAATACCGCTAATATCAAGGCTAAGACGATCTTAGAGCGCAACCCCCAGCTACAAGAGCGATTGAACGCAAGTGAGCATAAAGCACAATTCTTGAAAAGGGTATTTTCTAAGACGTGGGAACTTCTTAGAACCCGTACAAGACTAATGGAAACCTACGAGGATATACAGCTACCAG